GAGAAACTTAAAAAACTTATTGATGATAAGTTGAAAGAAAAAGAAGAAAGACCCGCAATCGTCGAATATTAAGGAGTGTTAAAAATGCCGAAAGAAAAATATTACTTATACCGAGAAGATGGCACAGAAGATATTAAGGTCATCAAGTATAAAGACAACGTAAATGAGGTTTATTCGCTCACAGGAGCCCATTTCAGCGACGAAAAGAAAATTATGACTGATAGTGACCTAAAACGATTTAAAGGCGCTCACAGGCTTCTATATGAGCAAGAACTAGGATTACAAGCGACGATATTTGATATTTAGAGGTGGACGATGAGTAAATACAACGCTAAGAAAGTTGAGTATAAAGGAATTGTATTTGATAGCAAAGTAGAGTGTGAATATTACCAATATTTAGAAAATAATATGAATGGTACTAACTATGATCGTATCGAACTACAACCGAAATTCGAACTACAACCTAAATTTGGGAAGCAAAGACCGATTACGTATATAGCCGATTTCTCTTTGTGGAAGGAAGGGAAACTGGTTGAAGTTATAGACGTTAAAGGTAAGGCGACCGAAGTTGCCAACATCAAAGCGAAGATATTCAGATATCAGTATAGAGATGTGAATTTAACGTGGATATGTAAAGCGCCTAAATACACAGGTCAAGAGTGGATGGTATATGAAGACTTAGTGAAAGTCAGACGTAAAAGAAAAAGAGAAATGAAGTGATCTAATGCAACAGCAAGCATATATAAACGCAACGATTGATATAAGGATACCTACAGAAGTTGAATATCAGCATTTCGATGATGTGGATAACGAAAAAGATGCGCTGGCAAAGCGATTAGATGACAATCCGGATGAATTACTAAAATATGAAAGCATAACAATAAGACATGCATATATAGAGGTGGAATAAATGGCAAGAATTACCAAAGAAACAAAAACTGTAAGTGATGGTTATTCGAAAGAAGACCGTGAAACGACATTGAACTATGATTATGAAAACCAAGAATGGATCGCTTATTCATCGGTACCAACACATATTACTAGAATGACAAAGTTGTATGGTGATGATGTAGAGGTATTGGAACGATTAGAATCTGGTACTGCGGTGTTGGTTAGGGCGAAACTACCTAAAAGCGCAATAGGATTTAGAAAATTAATGTCTGAAGAACGACGACAAGAATTATCTGAGAGAGCAAAAAGAGCGTTTGGTCATTAGGGCACGTAAATATAAGGCGAAAAACGACCAAAAAGACACACTAATACTTTTTAGGATAAATAACATCCGGAGAAAAAAACATGAGCTTTAAAAATTTTAACACAGGATAAATACAGAGGTGGAATAAATGGGCAGTGTTGTAATTATTAATAACAAACCATATAAATTTAATAATTTTGAAAAAGAATTAATGGCAAAGCGAGGGATAAATGCTGGAATTGTTTCTAAACGTGCAAGAGGTCGTTGGGAGTTTTCAGAAGCTTTAGACGCGCCTTATGGTATGCACCTAAAAGAATATAGAGAAATGAAACAAATGGAAAAGGTTAAATAAGCTAGACTCGAACGCAAATTGGATAGAGAGCGAAAGAAAGAGGCTGAGCTAAGAAGAAAGAAGCCACATTTGTTTAATGTACCTCAAAAACATTCACGTGATCCGTACTGGTTCGATGTCACTTATAACCAAATGTTTAAGAAATGGAGTGAAGCATAATGAGCATAATCAGTAACAGAAAAGTAGATATGAACGAAATGCAAGACAACGTTAAGCAACCAGCGCACTACACATACGGCGACATTGAAATTATAGATTTTATCGAACAAGTTACGGCGCAATATCCACCACAACTAGCATTCGCAATAGGTAATGCAATCAAATACTTGTCTAGAGCACCGTTAAAAAACGGACACGAGGATTTAGCAAAGGCGAAGTTTTACGTCGATAGAGTGTTTGATTTGTGGGAGTGATGACCATGACAGATAACGCACGCAAAGAATACCTAAATCAATTCTTTGGATCTAAGAGATATCTGTATCAGGATACCGAGCGAGTGGCACATATCCATATAGTAAACGGCAATTATTATTTTCATGGGCATATCGTGCCAGATTGGCAAGGCGTTAAAAAGACATTTGATACTGCGGAAGAGCTCGAAATATATATAAAGCAACATGGTTTGGAATACGAGGAACAGAAGCAACTAACTTTATTTTGAGGAGATGGAAATGATGAACAACCGCGAACAAATTGAACAGTCCGTTATAAGTACTAGTGCGTATAACGGTGATGACACAGAGGGATTACTAAAAGAGATTGAGGACGTATATAAGAAAGCGCAAGCGTTTGATGAAATACTTGAAGGTTTACCTAATGCTATGCAAGATGCACTCAAAGAAGATATTGGTCTTGATGAAGCAGTAGGGATTATGACGGGGCAAGTGGTCTATAAATATGAGGAGGAGCAGGAAAATGAGTATTAGTGTAGGAGATAAAGTATATAACCATGAAACAAACGAAAGTCTAGAGATTGTGCAATTGGTCGGAGATATTAGAGATACACATTATAAACTGTCTGATGATTCAGTTATTAGCATTATAGATTTTATTACTAAACCAATTTATCTAATTAAGGGGGACGAGTGAGTGGAATGGAAACGATTAAAAAATGTGGTGCCGCACCCAGTTATCAAAAATAAAAACTTAAAGTCGGTATACGTAACAAAAGATAATGTGAAAGAGGTTCAAAAAGAATTAGGTTTCTTTGAAATTTTTAATGAAGAAGTGTTATTAACTGGATTTTTATCATTTCAAAGGATACCTATTTACATTATTTGGATTAACCCTAAATCTCATAAGACGCCTAGATATTACTTTGCTAACGAGCATGAGATTGAAAGATATTTTGAATTTTTGGAGGACGAGTAAATGCTTGAAATCATCGACCAACGTGATGCATTGCTAGAAGAAAAGTATTTAAACGACGACTGGTGGCACGAGTTAGATTATTGGTTGAATAAACGCAAGTCAGAAAATGAACAGATTGATATTGATAGAGTGCTTAAATTTATTGAGGAATTAAAATGATAGGAGATAACGAATAAATGAATAATTTAACAGTAGATCAATTAAAAGAACTTTTACAAATACAAAAGGAGTTCGACGATAGAATACCGACTAGAAATTTAAATGACGCAGTAGCTAGTATGATTATTGAATTTGCGGAGTGGGTTAACACACTTGAGTTTTTTAAAAATTGGAAGAAACAACCAGGTAAGCCATTAGATATACAATTAGATGAGATTGCTGATTACTTAGCTTTCAGTTTGCAATTAACTTTGACTATTGTTGATGAAGAAGATTTGGAAGAAACTACTGAGGTTATGGTTGATTTGATTGAAAATGAAGTTACTTTACCTAAACTACATTCAGTTTATTTTGTTCATGTAATGCATACACTAACAGAACAATTTGTAAAAGGTATTGATAATAGTATTGTACAAGTTTTAATAATGCCTTTTTTGTACGCCAATACTTACTATACAATCGACCAACTCATTGACGCATACAAAAAGAAAATGAAAAGGAATCATGAAAGACAAGATGGAACAGCAGACGCAGGAAAAGGATACGTGTAAAGACATCTTAGATCGAGTCAAGGAGGTTTTGGGGAAGTGAGCGACATGTTAGAAATATTTTTAATAGGGTTTGGCGTTTATCTCTTTTATCGTATAGCAATTATTTTTCTTAAGAGTAAAAAGACTATACACACAAACATATATGAAATGTTAATGCTTGCTACTATCTTTATGATATCTACATTTGCTTATAAACATCAAAAGACGCATATCTTAATAGCATTTTTAGTAATGTTTTTTATGAGTAAGCTCAAACAAGTTCAAGGGAGCTATGAGGAATGACGCAATACTTAGTCACAACATTCAAAGATTCAACAGGACTACCACATGAACATTTTACTGCTGCTAGAGATAATCAGACGTTTACAGTTGTTGAGGCGGAGAGTAAAGAAGAAGCGAAAGAGAAATATGAGTCACAAAATACACCTATTGTTTACTACACTAATAATTCTAAAGTGACCTTATTCGAAAGACCTAGTGAAGAAGTATTAGGTTCTTTGTTCGAAAAGAAATAAAATCATTAAAGAGGGGAGATAATAATGTTTAATACACCTAAAATGAAATTACCAGAAAAGCACACCGAGGTATTTAAGACGTATAAAAATGGAACGCCAGAAGAAAAAGCTGAGATTGAAGGCTGTTTTATTAAAACTGTTAAAGATGAAGATAGTGAATTTTACAGCCCTATGTTAGCCAGTCTAAATGAACAACAGTTAAAGAGTATGTTGAGACAGGTACTTTTTTTGATTGATACAGGAGATGACAATGATGATTAAACAAATATTAAGACTAATATTCTTACTAGCAATGTATGAGCTAGGTAAGTATGTAACGGAGCAAGTATATATTATGATGACGGCTAATGATGATGTAGAGGCGCCGAGTGATTACGTCTTTCGAGCGGAGGTGAGTGAATAATGAGAATATTTATTTATGATTTGATCGTTTTGCTGTTTGCTTTCTTAATATCCATATATATTATTGATGATGGAGTGATAATAAATGCATTAGGAATTTTTGGTATGTATAAAATTATAGATTCCTTTTCAGAAAATATTATAAAGAGGTAGATAAAAATGAACGAGCAAATAATAGGAAGCATATATACTTTAGCAGGAGGTGTTGTGCTTTATTCAGTTAAAGAGATTTTTAGGTATTTTACAGATTCTAACTTACAACGTAAAAAAATCAATTTAGAACAAATATATCCGATATATTTAGATTGTTTTAAAAAGGCTAAAAAGATGATTGGAGCTTATATTATTCCAACAGAACAGCATGAATTTTTAGATTTTTTTGATATTGAAGTCTTTAATAATTTAGATAAGCAAAGTAAAAAAGCGTATGAAAATGTTATTGGATTTAGACAAATGATTAATTTATCAAATAGAGTTAAGGCAATGGAAGATTTTAAGATGAGTTTCAACAATGAATTTAGTACAAATCAGATTTTTTTTAATCCTTCTTTTGTTATGGAAACAATTGCTATTATAAATGAATATCAAAAAGATATATCTTATTTAAAAAATATAATTAATAAAATGAATGAAAATAGAGCTTATAATCATATTGATAGTTTTATCACTTCAGAGTACCGACGAAAAATAAACGATTATAATCTTTATCTTGATAAATTTGAAGAACAGTTTAGTCAAAAGTTTAAAATAAACAGAACTTCGATAAAAGAAAGAATTATTATTAATTTAAACAAGAGGAGATTTAAATGATGTGGATTACTATGACTATTGTATTTGCTATATTGCTATTAGTTTGTATCAGTATTAATAGTGATCGTGCAAGAGAGATACAAGCACTCAGATATATGAATGATTATCTACTTGATGAAGTAGTTAAAACTAAAGGATACAACGGGTTAGAAGAATACAGGATTGAATTGAAGCGAATGAATAACGATATTAAAAAGTAATTTATATTATCGGAGGTATTGCATGTATAACAGGAAAGAAATACGTGAAATGATAGATAACTACAAGTGGATGAAGAACATAATAGACAGTAAAGTCTACGATAACGAAAGTACATCAATTGCACAATATGGTTATCAATCTGCGATGCCAAAAGCTAAAGGCACGACTAGCAATAAAGTGTTAGTGAAAGTTATAAACAAAAACAAAGCGCTTAGAAAGTACGATTACTTGATTAAGAAGATAGCGTTCATTGATGAATATGAAGAATACATCACGAATGAAAAAGATTATCATATTTTACAAATGTTAAAACAACGAGAAAGCCATAATAGGATTATGAGTATTCTTGATATAGGCAGAGACAATTTTTATTCTAGAGTAAAAGATATAGTAAATATACTTTATAACTTGCAACAAGAAACCGACACATCGTACACATCGGACAGTTCGGACACATCGTACAAATCGTACACATCGGACTAATTTTGATGCTACATATTGTTTTTTATTATAATTGCTATGTAGCAAAACATTTATATTTATTTTGAACTCTCACATTAAGTGAGGGTTTTTATTTTTATAAACAAGAGGTGGAGAATGGAGATATCAAAGTACCAAGAGATAGCTACACGTACACACAATGATGAATTGAATTTAAATGAATCTATTACTTGTTACGGCTTAGGTTTAACTCAATCTACAGACAATGTTACAGATCTAATTAAACAGCATATGTTTTGTAATGTACCGATAGATAAAGGAATTATGATAAATGAACTTAGCGAAGCATTGTGGAATATAGCTAATCTTACTAACGTGTTAGGTATTAACTTGGATGAGATAGCTGGTCATAGTGTTAACACTATCTTGATGAATAAACCTAATCAGACTATCAATTTAGACAATGGTATAAAACAAGGAGACAAAGTATTGTTTCAAGGTAGTAAGTATCTTGTTGATGGATCGATAGGAAACTTATTGTTAATTAGCAATGATAAAGATGATAGACAAGTAACTGTGCAAGATGTTAAGAAAGTCGACAAGGAGTGATGTGCATTGTCTATTATGAAGCGATGTGGTCATCCAACATGTAATGTATTGATTAATCATAATGAAAGTTATTGTGATAAACACAAGCAATATGCAAATGAAAATTACAATGATTTGAGACGTCGAAACGATCCAGAGTATTTAAGATTTTATAAATCGAAAACGTGGCAAAACATGCGTCGAATTGTATTGTTAGAACATGATTTTATTTGTGTTTCTTGTGGCAATCAAGCGACTATGGTTGACCATATTGTACCAACAAAAATTGATTGGGCAAGAAGATTAGACAAAAGTAATTTACAGCCTTTGTGTGATGCTTGCCATAACCAAAAGACAAAAGAAGATTTGAAGAAATATTAAAAAAGATAAAAATAGGAAGTCCCCCCAAAGATGAAACGGGCGTCAATGAAAGGTTCTGGAGAACGGAGCAGAGTTTTCTTCTCAAAAAATTCCCTTTATTTAAGTTTTTTAGTAGGAGGTGCTAATTTATGGCGGGTAGACCTAAGAAGCTTTTGTCAAATTCGAACAAGAATTATACAAAAGAAGAAATTATTGAAAAAGAGCGTCAAGAAGCTCAATTAAATAAATTTTCTAAAATCGATACTGAACCACCGCACTTTTTAGATGAAATAGCGAAACAAGAATACTTAAGAATATTACCACACATGCAAGAATTGCCAATTTCAAACTTAGATAAAGCACAGCTGGCACAATATTGTAGTTTTTACAGTGATTTTGTTAAAGCAAGTTTGATTTTAGAGCAGGAAAGTTTGATGTTAGAAGATGACAGAGGAAATCAAAAGGTTAATCCAGCGTTTAACATTAAAGAAAAAGCGGGCATTCGCATGCAACAAACAGCTAATACTTTAGGATTAACAATTGATAGTCGATTACGAATTATGGTTCCTGAAGAAAAGGAAAATGACGATCCATACATGAAATTTGCGAGTGATGACTAATGATAGATTACGTTACTCAATATGCAAAAAAGGTGGTTTCGGGTGAAATATTAGCCAGTCAGAAAAACATTCAAGTCTGTAAACGTCACCTATCTTTTATGGAGAACCCGCCGAATGGTTGCCATTGGGATAATCATTTGTCTAACAAAGCAATAGAATTTGTCGAAATGCTACCAGACCCTAAAACAAACGAACCTATGCCACTTATGGAATTTCAAAAATTCATTGTGGGAAGTCTGTACGGTTGGCGTAGAGGTCAATACAGAATGTTTACTAAAGCTTATATAAGTATGGCTAGAAAACAAGGTAAATCCTTAATCGTGTCTGGTATGTCTGTTAATGAATTGCTGTTTGGACAATATCCTAAATTCAATAGACAGATCTATGTAGCTTCATCAACCTATAAACAAGCGCAAACAATATTCAAGATGGCAAGTCAACAAGTAAACTTAATGCGAAGTAAAAGTAAGTTTATCCGTGAAAAAACAGATGTAAGAAAGACGGACATTGAAGATATTTTAAGCAGCTCAGTGTTTGCGCCTTTGTCTAATAATCCAGATGCAGTTGATGGTAAAGATCCTACAGTTGCTATTTTGGACGAATTGGCAAGTATGCCTGATGATGAGATGTACTCAAGGTTTAAAACAGGTATGACATTACAAAAAAATCCTTTAACCCTACTGGTTTCAACGGCCGGAGACAATTTAAATAGTCAAATGTACCAAGAGTATAAGTATATTAAACGTATTTTAAATGAAGAAGTAAGAGCTGATAATTACTTTGTATATTGTGCTGAAATGGATTCACAAGAAGAGGTACAAGATGAAACGAAATGGATTAAAGCAATGCCGCTTTTAGAATCAAAAGAACACAGAAAAACAATACTTCAAAACATCAAGTCTGATATACAAGATGAATTAGAAAAAGGCACATCGTATCATAAGATTTTGATTAAAAACTTCAATTTATGGCAAGCACAAAGGGAAGATAGCTTGCTAGATATTGAAGATTGGGAACAAGCCACAACAAATATGCCTAATATCAATGGTAAAGATGTGTATATAGGGGTCGATTTATCGAGGCTAGACGACTTAACGTCTGTAGGGTTTATTTTTCCAAACGATAACAAAAAAGTATTTTTACATAGCCATTCTTTCATTGGGTTAAGAACGAACTTAGAACAAAAAGCGAAAAGAGACAAAATAAATTATGATTTAGTGATTGAACGTGGTGAAGCAGACGTTACACGCTCAGACAGCGGCATGATTGATTACAAACAAGTTATCGACTTTATTATGGATTTTATAACGACGCATGATTTGAATGTAAAAGCGGTTTGTTATGACCCGTGGAATGCGCAAAGTTTCATAACAACAATTGAATCTATGGCTTTAGATTGGCCACTTATTGAAGTTGGACAGAGTTTCAAGGCATTATCACAATCCATTAAAGAATTTAGAATGTGGGTTGCAGATAAACGGATACAACATAACGACAATACGTTACTTACAACATCAGTTAATAATGCTGTTTTGATTCGTGATGGAGAGGACAATGTAAAAATAAACAAAAAAATGAATCGTCAAAAAATAGATCCAATCATTTCGATTATCACAGCTTTCACAGAAGCTAGGATGCACGAATTTCAAGAGAATTGGGCAGAAATCTATGAAAGCGAAGAATTCGGTTTTTAAAGGTGGTGACAAAATGGACTTGAATAAAATAAATGTATTTTTTAATTTGTTGGTTGCTAATTTGGTTAGCATCCTTTTTTTATTAGGTTTATTTGTGATTAACATTTCTGTGTATAAGACTTTCGGTCAAAACATGGGATTATTATGCACTGGCATAACGTTGATTGTTATTTCGTTAATTTTAAATCATGAAAGCAATCAAGAAAGGAGGTAGTAATTGTGGGTATTTTTTATAGAAGTGAAAAACGAGACTTGCAATACAACGAAGATGATTTGCAAATGATGGTTCAAACGTTGCCGGGTTTTCAAGGAACAAAACTACGTGAATATAAAGATGTAGAAGCAATTAAACATAGTGATATCTTTACTGCAGTCATGATGATTGCTTCGGATTTAGCGCGTATGCCAATAAGGTTAACTGTGAACGGTCAAATTGATTATAGTGACAGAGTTATTAATTTGTTGAATACACGCCCTAATCCAATGTATAACGGCTATATATTTAAATTAGTTGTGTTTGCCAGCGCTTTGTTAACATCACATGGTTATGTTGAAATTACACGAGATAAAATAGGGAAACCTATGAATTTAACATTCAGAAAGACATCAGAGATTGAATTGAAATCAGACGCAAGAGGTCGACTGTATTATTTTCATCAAAGGATAGACAGTAAGGGAAATATTATAGAACGCAATGTTAAGTTCGAGGATATGCTAGACATTAAGTTCTATTCATTGGACGGTATAAATGGTTTGTCACTGTTAGATACGTTAAGTCGCACAATAGAGTCGGATAACAACGGCAAAGATTTCCTTAATAATTTCTTGCGAAATGGCACACATGCTGGTGGTATTTTGAAAATGAAAGGTGTATTAGATAATAAAAAAGCAAGAGACCGTGCCAGAGAAGAATTTCACAAAAGTTTTAGTGGAACTAAACAAGCTGGGAAAGTTGTCGTACTCGATGAATCAATGACGTTTGATCAATTAGAAGTTGATACAGAAGTTTTAAAGCTTATCAGAGAAAACAAATCATCAACAAGAGAAATAGCAGGTGTATTTGGTATTCCATTGCATAAGTTCGGCATAGAAACAGCGAACATGAGTATCACGGATGCTAATTTAGATTACTTATCAACTTTAAAACCTTATATTACATGCGTTTGTGCAGAATTGAATTTTAAGTTTAATGATGAATATGTGAATCGTGAATTTAAATTTGATACCACTGAAATACGAGTTGTTGATGAAAAAACACAAGCTGAAATTGACAAAATTAACATTGATTCTGGAAAGATGAATATCGATGAAATTAGACAACGTGATGGATTAGCGCCAATACCAGGCGGTAATGGTAGCATTCACAGAGTCGATTTAAACCATGTAAATATTGAACTTGTAGATGAGTATCAGATGAATAAATCGAGAGCTACTGATAAAAAATTGAAAGGTGGTGAGGAAAATGAGTAAGGAAACGAGAGTTGGCAACATTATTGAGGTACGCTCAAATGATAACAACGAAATGGTCATAGAGGGGTATGCGTTAAAGTTTGACACTTGGTCTGAAAATCTTGGTGGATTCAAAGAAACGATTTCACGTCGCGCTTTAGAAAACACTGATTTATCTGATGTACGTTGTTTAGTAGATCATATCCCATCGCAAATAATTGGTAGGACAAAATCGGGTACTTTGGAGCTCGAAACTGATGATGTTGGACTTAAATATCGTTGTAAGTTACCAAACACAACATTTGCACGTGATTTATATGAGAACATGCGTGTAGGCAACATCAATCAATGTTCGTTTGGTTTTATGCTTGACGATAAAGGCGATGAAGTGCGTTTTGATGAACAAGAAAACATTTACAAACGTACTTTAACAGCAATTCGTGAACTTACAGATGTTTCTGTAGTGACTTATCCGGCTTACAAAGACACTGATGTTAAACCAGCATTACGTAGTATTGAAACCGTTAAAAAAGAACAACGTAAAAAAGAATTAGAAATAAGACTAAAGAAACACTCTATATTAAATAATATTTGGTGAAGTTGAACACCATTATCAAATACAGCCATTGGACATGCTGAATATAGCGATGTCTATTTTTTTATGCCAATTTTAGGAGGAAATTAAATGAAAACAAAAGAAGAGTTACAATCTGAGATTTCAGACATTAAAAGACAAATTGATTTAAAGGTGAAGTATGCAACGAGAGCACTTAATAACGATGAGTTAGAAAAAGCAGAAAAATTAGAACAAGAAATTACTGATTTACGTTCTCAAATCCAAGAAAAACAAGAAGAATTGGAAAAAATAAAAGAAAAAGATGACTCTTCAGAAGATAATCCACAACCGGTTGAAGTAAATGAAGCGCGTTCTTTTCAAAACCAAGCAAACATCAACGATTTAGGAATTTCGATTCAAAATACAAAGGTAACAACACAAGAAGTTAGAGACTTTACAGAATACCTTGAAACACGCAATGATATTCAAGGTGGTTCGTTAAAAACAGACTCAGGATTTGTAGTTATTCCAGAGGAAATTGTTACAGATATTTTAAAATTAAAAGAGGTTGAGTTTAATCTTGATAAGTATGTGACGGTCAAACGTGTTACAAATGGTTCTGGTAAATATCCGGTAGTACGACAATCAGAAGTTGCAGTCCTTGAAAAAGTTGAAGAATTAGAAGAAAACCCTGAATTAGCAGTTAAACCATTCTTCCAATTAGCATATGACATTAATACACACCGTGGTTACTTCCGAATTTCACGTGAAGCAATCGAAGATGCAAAAGTGAATGTTTTGCAAGAATTGAAATTATGGATGGCGCGAACTATTGCAGCAACACGAAACAAAGCAATTATTGATGTTATCACTAAAGGATCAACGGGTTCTACAAGTTCAGGTTTTGAAAAAGAAGGTAAGAAATTAGAAGTTAAAAAAGCAAAATCTTTAGATGATATTAAAGATGCTATTAACCTGAATGTTAAGCCAAATTACGAACATAATGTTGCGATTGTTTCGCAAACTATGTTTGCAAAATTAGACAAAATGAAAGATAAGCTAGGAAACTATTTAATCCAGCCAGATGTTAAAGAAAAAACGCAACAGCGTTTATTAGGAGCTAAAATCGAAATTTTACCTGATGAAGTACTAGGGCAAAAAGGTAATAACACTTTGATTATCGGTAACTTAAAAGATGCGATTGTTTTATTTGACCGCTCTCAATACCAAGCATCATGGACTGACTACATGCATTTCGGAGAATGTTTAATGATTGCTGTACGTCAAGACTGTAGAATTCTAGATTATAAATCAGCAATTGTGATTGAATATGATGATAGTGAACGCGGTGAAGGCGATCTTGGCTTAGAAGCATAATAAGCGCTCGATACTTTATAAAGAGGTGATAAACTATGGCAATGTATGAAGTGAAGAAATCTTATACTGACTTGGAAAAAGGCCAGTATTTAAAGTCAGGTAAACGTGTTGAAATGACAGTAAAACGTGCTGAATATGTTAACAAAAAGCTGAAAGAGCATGGAGTAATACTTGAAAGAGTAAAAGAAGAATAGGTGATTGAATGCAATTAACAGCTGAGGAACTTAAGTTATTAAAAAAGCATTGCAAAATAGATCACAATTCAGAGGACGACTTATTAGAAATATATTACTCTTGGGCATTCCATGAAATAGCTAGCGCTGTTACGGATGAACCAAGTAAATATATTGATTGGTTTAAAAGTCATCCTCTATTTGCTCGTGCTATATACCCTTTAGTAAGTTACTATTTTGAAAACCGTATTGCTTATTTGGATAGGGATTTATCGCTTGCGCCACATATGGTTTTAAGTACGGTGCATAAATTGAGAGGTTCATTTGAGCAATTTTTGGAGAGTGAAAATGATGAAATTTAATTCCAATAAATTAAATGAACGTATAGATTTTTGTGAAGATGTAAGCGAGAGAGTGAACGGAAATCCGATGAAACCGAAGACGAAAATATTATACTCTTGTTTCGCTTGCATTCAAGAATCTAAAGAATCCGACACTCAAACGAATCTCAATACAGGTAGCAAATTCATTAAAACTATTATTATCAGAGATACACGAGGTGAATATAAACCAACAAATAAGCATTACGTCTTGCATGAAGGGCAAAGGTTTAACATCAAATATGTAAAGCCAGATTATCAAGATAAATCTTATTTGCGTATCTATGGCGAGGTGGTCATTTAATGGGGGCAAGAATTGAAAGTAATAACATTGAACAAGGTTTGAAAAATGCAGTTTTAAAAATGAATTTAAATAGTAATGTAATTGTCAAAGCTGGGGCTATGTCATTAGTCCCGCTTTTAAAAAGCAATACGCCTTTTGCAGATACTAAAAAACACGCTCGTGATCACATAGCTGTTTCTAATGTGAAAACAGACAGAGACACAAGTGAGAAAATCGTTACAATTGGTTACGCTAAAGGCGTCTCACATCGTATTCATGCAACAGAATTTGGAACAATGTACCAAAAACCACAATTGTTTATAACAAAAACAGAAAAGCAAGGGAAAAACAAAGTTTTAAAAACAATGCTTGATACTGCTAAGAGGTTGCAAAAATGATTAATATTACTACTTTGATTAGAGATACGATTGTTAAGGAGAGCGTTACAGATGAAGCAAATGTATTTAACTATACAATAGATGACCATTTTCACGAAAAAACTGACAAACCTATTGTTCGGATATACCCATTACCATTTAACCCTGACGCATACGCTGATGATAATGAATTTTCAAGAGAATATCATTACCAAATTGATGTTTGGTGGTCTCAAGATGAACCGAATGAACAAGCAGAAAGAATTGTCGATTCGCTCAAAGCAATGAATTTTCAATGTTATTACAGAGAACCGTTATACGAAAGTGACGTCATGTCATTCAGACATATTATAAGAGCAAAAGGCTCGATTTTATCAATGAAATTGGAGGAAAATTAAATGATTGAAAAATTGAAACAAGCACCAAGATTTTTAAAATTAAACTTACAACACTTTGCGGATACTGGCGTTTCAGGTATTGCGATTGGTGTATCTAATTTTTATTATGCGCCGATTTTAAAAGATACTGAAAAAGAATGGGAAACAGGCGCTGGGACACGAATTCGATTTTTAAAAGAGATTGAAGTAGATAGACCACAAGACACTGAAGAAGATTATGGAGATGATATGGTTGCTGCGACTGCTGTATCTAATGGTAAATTAAGTGTTAAAACAACATTTGTTACTGTTCCTGTTGACGATAAAGCATTCTTGAATGGTGCTAAAAAAGGTACAGGCGGTTATAAATATGGAGCTAAGGATATTCCGCCAGATGTAGCAATTGTATTCGAAAGACGTAATCATGATGAGTCTTCTGAATGGGTTGGTTTATTCAAAGGTAAATTCACACGTTCAAGCATCAAAGGACAAACAAAACAAGATAAGGTTGAATTCCAAAATGATGATGTAGAAGGTAACTTTATTGATCGTTTATTTGACGAGAGTTCACACGTTACTGGTTATGATGTGAAAGGAAGTACAGCAGGTCGTGACTATGTATTCATGGAAACATTCGGTAAAACTTATGATGAGTTTATGTCTAGTCGTGGTGAACAAACTACAGAATCGGTAGAAAAAGAAATGAAAAAAGCTGAAAAAGTTGAAGTAACTTCTGTAAATATCAGTGATGAACAAGTTACGGTAAAAGTCGACGAAACAAAGCAACTTTCAGCCACAACACAACCATCTGGGCAGAAAGTAACTTATGCAGTAACTGAAGGGCAAACGTATGCTAGCGTGTCGTCAACAGGACTTGTTAAAGGTTTAGCGGAAGGTAGTGCAACAGTCACTGCGACTTCAGGTAAGCAAACTGACACAGTACAAATTACAGTACAATCTAATTTAGAAATGTAAATGTTGAGGGCTTAATGCCCTCTTTTTATTTTGGCCAAACTAAAAAAAGAAAGTAGGAAATTAACAATGGAACGTACATCAATTGAATTAATTACAGGATTTACAAAAACAGGAAAGCCACAATATCAAAAGTATTTAGCAAAACCGATTATTACTTTATTTGAAACAATTCAAGGTTCAAAATTAGGTTTGAAACTTAACAAAGCATTTAAGGGTTCTGATTTTAAAGAGTTAACAGAAGAAGAATTTAATAACTTAAGCGTGACAGAACAAGAAGAATACAAAAGTAAACAAGAAGAAATCGAAGACAACATGGCTTTACAAATGGAAGTGTTAGAAGAAGTTTTGGATTTCATCGTTGAAGCTTTTGACAATCAATTCACTAGTATTGAACTTCAAAAAGGATTGCCAAATGGTCAAGAAGGTATTGAAAAGATTGGTCAGTTAATTGGACGTATTACAGGTGGGGAACCTAGCGAGACAAAAAAGTTCGTGACAGAGAATCAGAAATAAGAAAAGAAGATTTAACACCTGAAGCTGTCTACAACAATTACAGGAAAATAGCTAAAGATTTGATAGAAAAAGGCATGGATGCAGAAAAAGTGGCTAACATGCCGATACACTTCTTTTTAGACATTGTCGAATCGAAGATTGAAACAAAGCGAACTGCGAAAAGTTTTAAAGATATTTTTTAATCAGCCTTTAAAGGTTGATTTTTTATTTACATCTTGGAAGAAAGGAGGTTTTTAAATGCCTAATCCTATAGGTAATATGGTCATAAAGGTTGATTTAGATGGTTCTGGATTCAATAGAGGTGTGACAGGTTTAAATAGGCAAATGAAAATGGTTTCGCGTGAGCTTTCGGCTAATTTATCACAATTTTCTAGATATGATAATTCATTAGAAAAGTCGAAGATAAAAGTCGAAGGTTTGAGTAAAAAACAAAAAGTTCAAGCCCAGATTACTAAAGAGCTGAAAGATAGTTATGACAAACTTAGTAAAGAAACTGGTGAAAACAGTGCAAAGACACAAGCTGCGGCTGCTAAATACAATGAAGCTTACGCTAAATTAAACCAATATGAGCGAGAGTTAAACCAAGCCACACAAGAATTAAAAGACATGCAAAGAGAGCAGAAAGCATTAAATACTGCAATGGGAAAACTTGGTACCAACTTTAATAATTTTGGTCCTAAACTTCAAGAAATTGGTAACAGTATGAAAAATGTAGGCCGTAACATGACTATGTATGTAACTGCGCCGGTGGTTGCTGGGTTTGCTGTAGCAGCTAAAAAAGGTATTGAATTCGATGACAGTATGAGAAAAGTTAAAGCAACTTCAGGTGCTACTGGGGAAGAGTTTGAAGCTTTGAAGAAAAAGGCTCGCGAAATGGGTGCAACAACAAAATTTAGTGCATCAGATTCGGCTGAAGCATTAAATTACATGGCACTTGCTGGTTGGGATTCTAAGCAAATGATGGAAGGTTTAAGCGGAGTTATGGATTTAGCGGCAGCATCTGGCGAAGAACTGGGAGCAGTAAGTGACATTGTTACAGATGGACTAACGGCATTTGGTTTAAAAGCAAAGGATAGTGGTCATTTTTCGGACGTTTTAGCACAAACTAGCTCGAAGGCAAATACGGATGTTAGAGGGCTCGGAGAAGCTTTTAAATATGTCGCTCCTGTAGCAGGTGCGTTAGGTTACACGATTGAAGATACATCTATTGCGATAGGTTTAATGAGTAATGCTGGTATCAAAGGTGAAAAAGCAGGTACAGCGTTACGAACAATGTTCACCAATCTTTCAAGTCCAACTAGAGCTATGGGGAATGAAATGGAGCGCTTAGGAATATCTATTACAGATAGTAATGGGAAAATGATTCCTATGCGAAAGCTTTTAGATCAACTGAGGGAAAAATTTAAACATCTTTCAAAAGACCAACAAGCTAGTTCTGCAGCTACAATATTTGGTAAAGAAGCGATGTCAGGAGCATTAGCGATTATAAATGCTTCTGATGAAGACTATCAAAAGTTAACCAGATCTATAGATTCATCTACCGGCGCATCTAAAAGAATGGCCGATACAATGGAATCTGGTTTAGGTGGGAAATTAAGAACTTTAAGGTCGCAATTAGAAGAACTAGCCTTAACGATTTATGACAGAATAGAACCAGCACTAAAGATTATAGTAAGTGCTTTTAGCAAAGTAGTGACATGGGTTACTAAATTACCAACGTCAATTCAATTAGCGGTTGTTGGGTTTGGATTATTTGTAGCAGTTTTAGGTCCTTTAGTTTTTATGTTCGGTTTATTTATCAGCGTGATGGGGAATGCAATGACAGTTTTAGGACCCTTGTTAATAAACGTTAATAAAGCTAGTGGTTTATTCGCGTTTTTAAGAACTAAAATCGCATCACTTGTTAAACTATTTCCGATTTTAGGTGTGTCGATATCAAGTTTAACGTTGCCTATAACATTAATTGTAGGTGCATTAGTTGGTATTGGCATAGCTTTCTATCAAGCTTATAAACGTTCAGAAACTTTTAGAAATATTGTAAATCAGGCAATCTCTGGTGTAGCAAACGCATTTAAAGCAGCTAAACTAGCGTTACAAGGTTTCTTTGATTTATTCAAAGGTGATAGTAAAGGCGCGGTTACCCTAGAGAAGATATTTCCACCCGAAACTGTAGCAGGAATACAAAATGTAGTTAATACGATTAGAACAACTTTCTTTAAAGTAGTTGATGCAATCGTTGGTTTCGCCAAAGAGATAGGCGCTCAATTAGCCTCTTTCTGGAAAGAGAACGGCTCAGAAATAACACAAGCTTTGCAAAATATAGCTGGTTTCATTAAAGCAACCTTTGAATTTATTTTTAACTTTATTATTAAACCAATCATGTTTGCGATTTGGCAAGTGATGCAATTTATTTGGCCGGCGGTTAAAGCTTTGATTGTCAGCACTTGGGAAAATATCAAAGGTGTAATACAAGGGGCTATTAATATTATTTTGGGTATTATCAAAGTGTTCTCTAGTCTTTTCACAGGAAACTGGCGAGGCGTTTGGGACGGCATTGTAATGATACTGAAAGGTACTGTGCAGTTAATTTGGAATTTAATACAACTGTGGTTTATAGGTAAAATTCTAGGTGTAGTGAGATACTTTGGTGGATTACTTAAAGGTTTAATAACTATTATATGGGTTGCTATAATAGGCGTTTTCAAGAAATCATTATCGGCAATTTGGAATGCAACAAAAAGTATTTTTGGTTTCTTATTCAATAGTGTTAAATCTATTTTCACTAATATGAAAAACTGGTTATCTAGTACGTGGAATAATATCAAAAGCAATACCGTCGGCAAGGCTCATTCGTTATTTACGGGTGTAAGGTCTAAATTCACAAGTTTATGGAATGCGACGAAAGATATATTTACCAAATTAAGAAATTGGATGTCAAACATCTGGAACTCTATTAAAGATAACACTGTAGGTATAGCTGGTCGCTTATGGGATAGAGTGCGTAACATCTTTGGAAGCATGCGTGACGGTTTAAAATCTATCATTGGTAAAATTAAAGATCATATCGGTGGTATGGTAGACGCTGTTAAAAGAGGTCTTAATAAATTAATTGAAGGTTTAAACTGGGTCGGTGGTAAGTTGGGTATGGACAAAATACCGAAGTTACACACTGGTACTGAACATACGCATACTACTACAAGATTAGTTAAGAACGGTAAGATTGCGCGGGATACGTTCGCTACGGTTGGGGATAAAGGACGTGGAAATGGTCCGAATGGTTTCAGAAATGAAATGATTGAATTCCCTAATGGCAAACGGGTACTTACGCCTAATACAGATACGACAGCGTACTTACCTAAAGGTTCAAAAGTATATAACGGCGCACAAACTTATTCAATGTTAAATGGAACGCTTCCAAGATTTAGCATAGGTACTATGTGGAAAGATATTAAATCCGGTGCATCATCGGCATTTAACTGGACAAAAGATCAAATAGGTAAAGGTACAAAGTGGCTTGGCGATAAAGTTGGTGATGTCATGGACTTTATCGATAATCCAGGCAAACTTTTAAATTATGTACTTCAAGCGTTTGGAGTTGATTTCAGTTCTCTAACTAAAGGTATGGGTATTGCTGGCGATATAACAAAAGCTGCATGGTCTAAGATTAAGAAAAGTGCAATCAAGTGGCTTGAGGATGCTTTCGCAGAGTCGGGTGATGGCGGTGTATTAGATATGAGTAAATTACGTTACTTATACGGTCACACTGCTGCTTATACACGAGAAACCGGACGCCCATTCCATGAAGGTCTGGATTTTGATTACATTTACGAACCTGTTCCATCAACCATTAATGGTAGAGCACAAGTTATGCCTTTTCATAATGGTGGTTATGGAAAATGGGTGAAAATTGTAAAGGGCGCCTTAGAAGTTATTTATGCACATTTATCTAAATATAAAGTTAAAACTGGTCAACAAGTTAGGGTCGGACAGACTGTTGGTATATCGGGGAATACGGGGTTTAGTACAGGACCTCACTTACATTATGAGATGCGTTGGAATGGAAGACATAGAGACCCGTTACCGTGGTTAAGAAAGAATAATGGGGGCGGCAAAAGTACACCCGGTGGTAATGGTGCAGCTAATGCTAGACGAGCTATTAAGGCTGCTCAAAATATTTTAGGAGGAAGGTATAAGGCGAGTTGGATTACTAACGAGATGATGCGTGTTGCGAGTCGTGAATCCAATTATACAGCTAATGCAGTCAATAATTGGGATAGCAACGCAAGAGCTGGTATACCTTCAAGAGGTATGTTCCAAATGATAGATCCTTCATTTAGAGCGTACGCAAAGTCGGGTTACAATAATCCTCTCAACCCAACTCATCAAGCTATATCGGCTATGAGATATATTGTGGGTAAATGGGTACCAAGAACAGGCTCATGGAGAGCTGCGTTCAAACGCGCTGGTGATTACGCATATGCTACTGGTGGCAAAGTCTATAACGGATTGTATCACTTAGGGGAAGAAGGATATCCAGAGTGGATAATACCTACTGATCCAAGTAGAGCGAACGAAGCACACAAATTATTAGCTTTAGCTGCTAACGATATTGATAACCGCTCTAAAAATAAGCGACCAAACAACTTACCAAATCCAAGTATAAGTAATAGTGATACAAACTATATTCATACATTGGAGAATAAACTAGATGCGGTTATTAATTGTTTGGTTAGTTTGGTTGAGTCTAATCAAGTTATTGCAGATAAGGATTACGAACCAGTTATTAATAAGTATGTGTTTGAAGATGAGGTAAATAATTCTATCGATAAACGAGAGCGTCACGAATCTACAAGAGTTAGATTTAGAAGAGGAGGCACGATAATCTAATGCAAGATACAATTCAAATAGACAATAAAACAATTGGATGGCTGGTTGTGCAAAGAGGGTTCGAGATACCCTCTTTTAATTTTGTTACTGAAAAAGAAAACGTAAAAGGTAGAGCGGGATCTATTGTTAAGAATCGTTATTTAAATGATATCGAATTTGATTTACCATTAATTATTCGAAACGAAAAATTGTCACCAGGTGGAGAAAAAACACACGATGATATATTAGAAGCATTGGTCAAGTTCTTCAATATTAAAGATTTAACACCTAAAAAACTTAAATTCAAATCTCAAAACTGGTATTGGTTTGCATATTTTGATGGTCCATTAAAATTACCGAAAAACCCAAGAGGTTCAGTGAAGTTCACTATAAAAGTAGTGTTAACAGATCCTTATAAATACTCGGTAACTGGAAACAAAAACACCGCGATTTCAGACCAAGTTTCAGTTGTAAATAGTGGGACTGCTGACACTCCTTTAATTGTTGAAGCCCGAGCAATTAAACCATCTAGTTACTTTATGATCACTAAAAATGATGAAGATTATTTTATGGTTGGTGATGATGAGGTAACCAAAGAAGTTAAGGATTACATGCCTCCTGTTTATCATAGTGAGTTTCGTGATTTCAAAGGTTGGACTAAGATGATTACTGAAGATATTCCAAGTAATGATTTAGGTGGTAAGGTCGGCGGTGACTTTGTGATATCCAATCTTGGCGAAGGATATAAAGCAACTAATTTTCCTGATGCAAAAGGTTGGGTTGGTGCTGGCACGAAACGAGGGCTCCCTAAAGCGATGACAGATTTTCAAATTACCTATAAATGTATTGTTGAACAAAAAGGTAAAGGTGCCGGAAGAACAGCACAACATATTTATGATAGTGATGGTAAGTTACTTGCTTCTATTGGTTATGAAAATAAATATCATGATAGAAAAATAGGACATATTGTTGTTACGTTGTATAACCAAAAAGGAGACCCCAAAAAGATATACGACTATCAGAATAAACCGATAATGTATAACTTGGACAGAATCGTTGTTTATATGCGGCTCAGAAGAGTAGGTAATAAATTTTCTATTAAAACTTGGAAATTTGATCACATTAAAGACCCAGATAGACGTAAACCTATTGATATGGATGAGAAAGAGTGGATAGATGGCGGTAAGTTTTATCAGCGTCCAGCTTCTATCATAGCTATCTATAGTGCGAAGTATAACGGTTATAAGTGGATGGAGATGAATGGATTAGGTTCATTCAATACGGAGATTCTACCGAAACCGAAAGGCGCAAGGGATGTCATTATACAAAAAGGTGATTTAGTGAAAATAGATATGCAAGCAAAAAGTGTTGTCATCAATGAGGAACCAATGTTGAGCGAGAAATCGTTTGGAAGTAATTATTTCAATGTTGATTCTGGGTACAGTGAATTAATCATACAACCTGAAAACGTCTTTGATACGACGGTTAAATGGCAAGATAGATATTTATAGAAAGGAGATGAGAGTGTGATACATGTTTTAGATTTTAACGACAAGATTATAGATTTCCTTTCTACTGATGACCCTTCCTTAGTTAGAGCGATTCATAAACGTAATGTTAATGACAATTCAGAAATGCTTGAACTGCTCATATCATCAGAAAGAGCTGAAAAGTTCCGTGAACGACATCGTGTTATTATAAGGGATTCAAACAAACAATGGCGTGAATTTATTATTAACTGGGTTCAAGATACGATGGACGGCTACACAGAGATAGAATGTATAGCGTCTTATCTTGCTGATATAACAACAGCTAAACCGTATGCACCAGGAAAATTTGAGAAAAAGACAACTTCAGAAGCATTGAAAGATGTGTTGAGCGATACAGGTTGGGAAGTTTCTGAACAAACCGAATACGATGGCTTACGTACTACGTCATGGACTTCTTATCAAACTAGATATGAAGTTTTAAAGCAATTATGTACAACCTATAAAATGGTTTTAGATTTTTATATTGAGCTTAGCTCTAATACCGTCAAAGGTAGATATGTAGTACTCAAAAAGAAAAACAGCTTATTCAAAGGTAAAGAAATTGAATATGGTAAAGATTTAGTCGGGTTAACTAGGAAGATTGATATGTCAGAAATCAAAACAGCATTAATTGCTGTGGGACCTGAAAATGACAAAGGGAAGCGTTTAGAGCTAGTTGTGACAGATGACGAAGCGCAAAGTCAATTCAACCTACCTATGCGCTATATTTGGGGGATATATGAACCACAATCAGATGATCAAAATATGAATGAAACACGATTAAGTTCTTTAGCCAAAACAGAGTTAAATAAACGTAAGTCGGCAGTTATGTCATATGAGATTACTTCTACTGATTTGGAAGTTACGTATCCGCACGAGATTATATCAATTGGCGATACAGTCAGAGTAAAACATAGAGATTTTAACCCGCCATTGTATGTAGAGGCAGAAGTTATTGCTGAAGAATATAACATAATTTCAGAAAATAGCACATATACATTCGGTCAACCTAAAGAGTTCAAAGAATCAGAATTACGAGAAGAGTTTAACAAGCGATTAAACCTAATACACCAAAAATTAAACGACAATATTAGCAATATCAATACTATAGTAAAAGATATTGTAGATGGTGAATTAGAATACTTTGAACGCAAAATTCATAAAAGTGATACACCGCCAGAAAATCCAGTCAATGATACGCTTTGGTATGATACAAGTAACCCTGATGTTGCTGTCTTGCGTAGATATTGGAATGGTCGATGGATTGAAGCAACACCAAATGATGTTGAAAAATTAGGTGGTATAACAAGAGAGAAAGCGCTATTCAGTGAATTAAACAATATTTTTATTAATTTATCTATACAACACGCTAGTCTTTTGTCAGAAGCTACAGAATTACTGAATAGCGAGTACTTAGTAGATAATGATTTGAAAGCGGACTTACAAGCAAGTTTAGACGCTGTGATTGATGTTTATAATCAAATTAAAAATAATTTAGAATCTATGACACCCGAAACTGCAACGATTGGTCGGTTGGTAGATACAAAAACTTTATTTCTTGAGTATAGAAAGAAATTACAAGATGTTTATACAGATGTAGAAGATGTCAAAATCGCCATTTCAGATAGATTTAAATTATTACAGTCACAATACACTGATGAAAAATATAAAGAAGCGTTGGAAATAATAGCAACAAAATTTGGTTTAACGGTGAATGAAGATTTGCAGTTAGTCGGAGAACCTAATGTTGTTAAATCAGCTATTGAAGCAGCTAGAGAATCCACAAAAGAACAATTACGTGACTATGTAAAAACATCGGACTATAAAACAGACAAAGACGGTATTGTTGAACGTTTAGATACTGCTGAAGCTGAGAGAACGACTTTAAAAGGTGAAATCAAAGATAAAGTTACGTTAAACGAATATCGAAACGGATTGGAAGAACAAAAACAATATACTGATGACCAGTTAAGTGATTTGTCCAATAATCCTGAGATTAAAGCAAGTATTGAACAAGCAAATCAAGAAGCGCAAGAAGCTTTAAAATCATACATTGATGCTCAAGATGATCTTAAAGAGAAGGAATCGCAAGCGTATGCTGATGGTAAAATTTCGGAAGAAGAGCAACGCGCTATACAAGATGCTCAAGCTAAACTTGAAGAGGCAAAACAAAACGCAGAACTAAAGGCTAGAAACGCTGAAAAGAAAGCTAATGTTTATACAGACAACAAGGTCAAAGAAAGCACAGATGCACAGAGGAAAACATTGACTCGCTATGGTTCTCAAATTATACAAAATGGTAAGGAAATCAAATTAAGAACTACTAAAGAAGAGTTTAATGCAACCAATCGTACACTTTCAAATATATTAAACGAGATTGTTCAAAACGTTACAGATGGAACAACAATCAGATATGATGATAACGGAGTGGCTCAAGCTTTGAATGTGGGGCCACGTGGTATTAGATTAAATGCTGATAAAATTGATATTAACGGTAATAGAGAAATAAACCTTCTTATCCAAAATATGCGAGATAAAGTAGATAAAACCGATATTGTCAACAGCCTTAATTTATCAAGAGAGGGCCTTGATATCAATGTTAATAGAATTGGAATTAAAGGCGGTGACAATAACAGATATGTTCAAATACAGAATGATTCTATTGAACTAGGTGGTATTGTGCAACGTACTTGGAGAGGGAAACGTTCAACAGACGATATTTTTACGCGACTGAAAGACGGTCACCTAAGATTTAGAAATAACACCGCTGGCGGTTCACTTTATATGTCACATTTTGGTATTTCGACTTATATTGATGGTGAAGGTGAAGACGGTGGTTCATCTGGTACGATTCAATGGTGGGATAAAACTTACAGTGATAGTGGCATGAATGGTATAACAATCAATTCCTATGGTGGTGTCGTTGCACTAACGTCAGATAATAATCGGGTTGTTCTGGAGTCTTACGCTTCATCGAATATCAAAAGCAAACAGGCACCGGTGTATTTATATCCAAACACAGACAAAGTGCCTGGATTAAACCGATTTGCATTCACGCTGTCTAATGCAGATAATGCTTATTCGAGTGACGGTTATATTATGTTTGGTTCTGATGAGAACTATGATTACGGTGCGGGTATCAGGTTTTCTAAAGAAAGAAATAAAGGTCTTGTTCAAATTGTTAATGGACGATATGCAACAGGTGGAGATACAACAATCGAAGCAGGGTATGGCAAATTTAATATGCTGAAACGACGTGATGGTAATAGGTATATTCATATACAGAGTACAGACCTACTGTCTGTAGGTTCAGATGATGCAGGAGATAGGATAGCTTCTAACTCAATTTATAGACGTACTTATTCGGCCGCAGCTAATTTGCATATTACTTCTGCTGGCACAATTGGGCGTTCGACATCAGCGCGTAAATACAAGTTATCTATCGAAAATCAATATAACGATAGAGATGAACAACTGGAACATTCAAAAGCTATTCTTAACTTACCTATTAGAACGTGGTTTGATAAAGCTGAGTCTGAAATTTTAGCTAGAGAGCTGAGAGAAGATAGAAAATTATCGGAAGACACCTATAAACTTGATAGATACGTAGGTTTGATTGCTGAAGAGGTGGAGAATTTAGGATTAAAAGAGTTTGTCACGTATGATGACAAAGGAGAAATTGAAGGTATAGCGTATGATCGTCTATGGATTCATCTTATCCCTGTTATCAAAGAACAACAACTAAGAATCAAGAAATTGGAGGAGTCAAAGAATGCAGGATAACAAACAAGGATTACAAGCTAATCCTGAATATACAATTCATTATTTATCACAGGAAATTATGAGGTTAACACAAGAAAACGCGATGTTAAAAGCGTATATACAAGAAAATAAAGAAAATCAACAATGTGCTTAGGAAGAGTAATCCTTAGCACTATTTTTATACAAAAATTTAAGGAGGTCATTTAATTATGGCAAAAGAAATTATCGACAATACAGAAAGGTTTATTTTAGTACAAATCGACAAAGAAGGTACAGAACGTGTAGTATATCAAGATTTCACAGGAAGTTTTACAACTTCTGAAATGGTTAACCATGCTCAAGATTTTAAATCTGAAGAAAACGCTAAGAAAATTGCGGAGACGTTAAATTTGTTATATCAATTAACTAACAAAAAACAACGTGTGAAAGTAGTTAAAGAAGTAGTTGAAAGATCAGATTTATCTCCAGAGGTAACAGTTAACACTGAAACAGTATGAAAAGCTAGGAGTTAGATACTCATAATCTTTATTCTTTTAGAAAGCGGGTGTACTGAATTGGGGTGGTTCAAAAAACACGAACATGAATGGCGCATCAGAAGGTTAGAAGAGAATGATAAAACAATGCTCAGCACACTCAACGAAATTAAATTAGGTCAAAAAAACCAAGAGCAAGTTAACATTAAATTAGATAAAACCTTAGATGCTATTCAAAAAGAAAGAGAAATAGATGAAAAGAATAAGAAAGAAAATGATAAGAACATACGTGATATGAAAATGTGGGTGCTTGGTTTAGTTGGGACAATATTTGGGTCGCTAATTATAGCATTATTGCGTATGCTTATGGGCATATAAGAGAGGTGAATAAAATGTTTAAACTAATCTTTGGTTATAGTTTCTGGACATGTTTTTGGTTCGGTAAATGTAAATAAGTTTTAGTCAGTGCTTCGGTACTGACTTTTTATTTATTGTTGTAATTATGGTAATATGCAGAAGTGAGCAAGTTGGATAGATGGTGGCTATCTGAGTATAAGGAGGTGGTGCCTATGGTGGCATTACTGAAATCTTTAGAAAGGAGACGCCTAATGATTACAATTAGTACCATGTTGCAGTTTGGTTTATTCCTTATTGCATTGATAGGTCTAGTAATCAAGCTTATTGAATTAAGCAATAAAAAATAACCATCGCTAACTTTGGCTGGTTTCGATGGTTAAATGGTTATTAATTTAATCTTTAATCTAAAATAGTCACCGTCTTTTTAACGGGCTCATTAGGGTAACATGTTTGCGCATGTTGCCCTTTTTCTATATATAAATTAACACACCATAATATAAATATCAAATAGACGGCTTATTAGTCGTCTTTTTATTTTGGATAAAAGGAGATAAGAATATGATTAATTGGAAAATTAGAATGAAACAAAAATCATTTTGGGTAGCGATATTGTCAGCTATCTTTTTATTTGCTCAAAACATCGCCAAAGCTATTGGGTATGATATTCAAGTTTATACAGAGCAATTAACAGACGGTTTAAACGCTATATTAGGATTTTTAGTATTAACTGGTGTGATTCAAGACCCGACTACTAAAGGTATAGGTGATAGCCACCAAGCTTTAGAATATGAAGAACCAAGAAGAAAATACTAGGAGGTAAAATAATGAAAACATACAGTGAAGCAAGAGCAAGGTTACGTTGGTATCAAGGTAGATATATTGATTTTGACGGTTGGTATGGTTACCAATGTGCAGATTTAGCAGTTGATTACATTTATTGGTTGTTAGAAATTAGAATGTGGGGAAATGCAAAAGATGCAATCAATAACGATTTTAAAAACATGGCAACAGTATATGAAAACACACCATCGTTTGTTCCACAAATAGGTGATGTGGCTGTATTTACCAAAGGAATATATAAACAATACGGTCATATTGGTTTAGTGTTTAATGGTGGTAATACAAATCAATTTTTAATTTTGGAACAGAACTATGACGGTAACGCAAATACGCCTGCAAAGTTACGTTGGGATAATTATTACGGCTGTACTCACTTTATTAGACCTAAGTATAAAAGTGAGGGCTTAATGAATAAGATCACAAATAAAGTTAAACCACCTGCTCAAAAAGCAGTCGGTAAATCTGCAAGTAAAATAACAGTTGGAAGTAAAGCGCCTTATAACCTTAAATGGTCAAAAGGTGCTTATTTTAATGCGAAAATCGACGGCTTAGGTGCTACTTCAGCCACTAGATACGGTGATAATCGTACTAACTATAGATTCGATGTTGGACAGGCTGTATACGCGCCTGGAACATTAATATATGTGTTTGAAATTATAGATGGTTGGTGTCGCATTTATTGGAACAATCATAATGAGTGGATATGGCATGAGAGATTGATTGTGAAAGAAGTGTTTTAATATAATGTTTGCTTAAATGTTGTATTGTGATATAATAACATTATTCTTTAGATAACATTACTCTCAAGATTTAAATGTGCATAACAGGCAGGTACTTCGGTACTTGCCTATTTTTTTTATGTTATAATTACATGCGTATATAGTAGGAGTGAACTATATAGCCCGGCAGAGGCCATGTATCTGACTGTTGGTCCCACAGGAGACATCTTCCTTGTCATCACTCGATACATATATCTTAACAACATAGAAATGTTACATTCGCTACAACCGTATCTTAATCGATACGGTTATATTTATTCCCCTACAACCAACAAAACCACAGATCCTATTAATTTAGGGTTGTGGTTATTTTTTGCGTTTTTTTGGGGCAAAAAAAGGGCAGATTATTTGAAAAAGGGCAAACGCTTGTGGAAAATCTAAAAGGTTAAAAATGACAAAAACCTTGATACAACAGTGTTTTTGGACGCTCGTGTACGTTAGAGAATGACCGGTTTACCATCATACAAGGATGGGATCATGTCGATTTTATCGGTGTAGATTTCCTGGATTTCAAGCGTAAAGGTGCAGAACTCGCCAACTTCTATACAGGTATTATAAATGACTTGTTGCGTGTTGAAGCGACTGAAAGTAAAGGAACACAATTGAAAGCAAGTTAAATTCATATTCGTAATTTAATATGCTATGTATTTTGTGCTACTAACATGGCACGGAAGATATAAGTAGCATCACAGTGTTGAATTTTAAAATAGTAAAGTGAAATAAATCGCCTGTCTCATTAGCGAAAACTAAAGGGACAGGCGTATCTGTTTATGAGCTTAATAAATTGTATGAATAATATGGTTGATTGAATAACTGTTTATCATGATGATAAATTGGGTTTTTAAAAATAATGGTATATTACGCCGTTGTTATAGCGTTTAAGAAATCAACAACTTTACGATAAATAGTGATTGCTTCGTCATTAGGTCTACGATCAAAATCATGCTCGTTTTTATTCACGCGTTCAAATGTTGAGTGTGGCACATGATTGTGGATGTGTTCGCTTTCTTCAACAGGGACATCATAATCGCCATTACAATGCGCAATGAACACCGGGGGAAGTGTTTTAAGTTCATTTGGTGAGATGTTGTATTTTGAATCAGTATAATCAGCAATGTTAATCATATTGATCCACTCACCTGTACCACGTGCATAACCGTAGATTAAAAAACGTTGGGCGATTTGATCTTGAATAATCGGTGTTGGTGAAGTAAGTTGAGCAAGTACTGTTTCATTCACACTTTGAGCTATTTTAGCGTAATAGCTATTTGCCATTTTAAACGGTTCAGTATTGATGCCACTATAACCATAAAAATCAATAACACCATCAATATCTCTGTCTCGTGCAATTAATAGACTTAAATATGCACCTGATGATCTGCCAAAGGTAAAAATAGGGCAATTAGAATATTGTGATTGAATCGCATCGAATGATGTGAAGATGTCATCGATGATGCAATCAAGGCTTACTTCTGGTAATAAACGATAACTTAGTTGAATTAAATCGTAATGTTCCGTAAGGATATCGATATACTGTGGCGATAAATCATTGGCCTTTCCAAACATTAAACCGCCACCATGAATGTAGACAATGGCACCTTTTGTTGGTTGATGCTTCGCTTTAATAATTGTGTAGGGTAATTCAAATGCATCTTTAGTAATTACTTTATCTTTAATTTCAGTCAC